GGGTAAGGTTTATGCTGAAGCGAGCTAGGATTGCAGACACCGACATCGCGGTAACGACTGTTGCCGCACTACAAGAGTTCCTAGACATCCTTGCCGAGAAGCACGACATTCGTGCATTCATCGGCGGGGGAATGCCTAGGGACATTTACTGCCGGGAGAAGCCTAGGGACATAGATATGTACGTATCGCGGAATCAGTACCACGATACGTGGAAGGTTCTATTTCCTACGAGCAAGTTCCCCGGATTTGGTAAGCACATACTGACTAACCCAGAAGGTCCGGCGTACCAGCACCAGATGGTTGAAATGCAGAAGGAGAACACTTTCTCTGGCTCTGGATTTAACATCTCGCCTAAGTTGCCTATTAACCTAATCGGTATTCGTTATGCGGCGTGGGCACCTATGGACCGCTTAGATAAGGTTGCTGAGCGAGTGATCGGTAAGTACGACTTCGGTATGTGTATGGCAGCTATTACGCCGTCCGGACTGTGGCTGGATGATCGTTTCTTAAAGGACGTGGCGCAGAAGACTTGCACTTTGTACCGTAGCTTCGGGCGGGAGTTCGCCGTAGCGCATTACGAACGCATTAAGAAGAAGTATCCGTGGCCCATGGTGGAGTCACCGGATTTAACTAATCCCGATAGCGTACAGCACATGCTGTACGATGAACTACCATTTTTAGGAGCATGATAATGGAACCTACTTCAATTCAAGCACACGAAGCTATTAAGCCGATTAAGCCAACGATAAAGTCGCGGGTGCTTATGGCAATCGATCACTACGGACGTCTGGGGGCAATATCATCTGACGTAGTGAGCTATATGCGCGGCGCTGGTTGGGACTACGATCAGAGTTCAATCACTACCCGGTACAAAGAGCTTGCGGCGGAAGGCAGGATTATATACGGCAGGGAGACGCGTAAAAACACTAGGGGTCGTGCGCAGCGCGTTATGTTTGCTAATCCCGGTCAGCGGGCGATCCCCACGGATGCGGTTAATGAAAGCAGCTACGGTTACTAAATGTACCTAGTCTTCGACTCTGAAACGGAGACTAATATCTTTCATGGTCGTAAGGCATCACCGTTCAGCCCGGACAATTGGGTGGTGATGCGCGGCTGGAAGAAGCAGGGATGGTCGCGGGCGCAATACTCGTACCATCCCACGCTCGACCGGACCACGTACTTAAAGATCGACGACGATGTGACTATGCTGGTTGGCTTCAACATCAAATTCGATCTGCTGCATGAGATGGCCCAAAGATCACCCGACGTTATACCGTTCTTCAAAAGGGGCGGTACTGTTTGGGATTGTCAGTACGCTGAGTATCTGCTTATGGCACAGCAGGATCAAGCGCAGATGACATCGCTGGACGCGATTGTAGAGAGTTACGGTGGACGAAAGAAGATCGACATCATAAAGACCATGTGGGAAGCTGGCGTAAAAACTAGCGAGATACAGGAACAGTTGTTGCTCGATTACCTAGTAGGCACGGAAGAAGAAGGCCGAAACTCAGGCGACGTGGGTAACACGGAACTGATTATGAAAGCCCAGATAAAACGTGCACATGAGCTAGGTATGCTAACCGCAATACAGGACAGGATGGATGGACTTGTTTCAACGACGTTCATGGAATTTGCGGGCCTTAAGGTTGACATCGCAGAGGCTTCGCGCCGCTTGGGTGAACTTGAGGCCGAGATGCAGGCCGTTGTGGCCGACCTGTCTGCTTATCTGCCGGATGATCTGCCGGAAGAACTAGAATGGAATTGGGGATCGGGTACTCACGCGTCCTGTATCGTATATGGTGGTACCGTGAGGTACCAGAAGAAGGCACCGTACTACGACGAGTCGGGCGATGTAGCCCGAAAGAAAGCGTATGAGGATTGGCCAATGATTGACGGCGAACCATGGCCCCCGAATACTCTTGCTGCGGATTTGAACGGGCGTGAGTTCGACAAGTACCTTTCTGGTAAGAAGAGGGGTGAGATAAAAACTAGAAAAGTGGAAGTACTCGGAGAAGTTAAAACCCGTTACACTGACTTCTTCTATGAGTTCCCACGCATAACGGAGCCTAGACCTGAATGGAAACTAGCACAAACGGACGGTCGGGGAAACCCATTGTGGTCTACCGCAAAAGACCAAATCGCAGAGTTATCATTACGGAACATTCCGTTTCTGAAGTCAATGGCGTCCAAGGGGCGCTTAGACAAGGAAATCGGGACGTACTATTTGAAGACCGACAAGTCTGGGAAGGTGAAGGGGCTGCTAACCGCCGTCCAGATCAGCGATCACGTCGTGCATCACAACTTAAATCACTCGCTGACCGTAACCACGCGATTAAGCTCATCAAACCCTAGCCTACAGCATGTGCCTAAGGCTGGCGTAAGCCAAGTAAAGCGCATGTTCGTATCGCGGTTTAAGAATGGCCTAATGGGTGAGATCGACTACTCTCAGTTAGAGGTAGTTGTGCAGGGGATGCTATCTGGCGATCCCGCGCTAATGAAAGACTTGAGAGACAAGATCGACTTCCACTGCAAGCGTGTGTCCGCTAAGCACGGTATCACGTACGAAGAGGCTGTTGATTGGTGTAAGAACGACCAGCATCCGGACTTCAAGGCCGGTAAGGCTGCGCGTAACGCAATCAAACAGTTCTCATTCCAGAGGGCGTACGGTGCCGGTGCCGCAGCGATTGCGTACGAGACTGACATACCAATAGCAGACGTTGAGCAGATGATCGTGAACGAGGATTTGATGTATCCCGGCGTTGTCAAGTTCAATTCTGAGGTAGAGATGACCGTTAAGAAATCCGCGGTTCCGTTTCAGGCTATGGACGCAGACGGTCGATGGAAGACCTACCGGCGAGGCTTCTGGCAGGCCCCTACAGGCACGATGTACAGTTGGCGCACCTACGACGCCCCTTCGTGGCTACAGAAAAGGGGTATTACAGACAGCTTCATGCCCACGGAGATAAAGAACTACCCGGTACAGGGCACGGGTGGCGAGGTCGTACAGCTTGTTCTCGGGCGGTTGATAAGACTGTTCATCGATAAGGACTTTTACGGTCAGCGGGCGTTTCTGTGCAATACCGTACATGACTGCGTTTGGGTGGATATGCATCCGGATGTGGTTGACGAGGTAATATCGGATATGCTGCCAATAATGCAGTCAATCCCGGAATTATTGGCTGAACGGCACGGTATGGTTGTAGACGTGCCATTTCCGGTAGAGGCTGAAGTAGGCCCCAACATGTATGATCTTAAGCATTGGCACCCACTAAATGTAGACCCCTCTTAATTGGAAGACGGTAAACCTTCCATGTATCAGTTTACCATTGAAATACAGGAAATAACAGAATGAGAAAACAATCTAGCTTAAACGAATTGATTGCACAAGCAGCGGCGGCAGAGGACCAGACTGATACTACATCAGGCGGGTTTGACTTCGAGCTTCCGCCCGCTGGCGTAACGGTAGGCCGTCTAGTAGAGTATATCGAACTTGGCGTACAGCCCCAGAAAGATTACGCCGGTAAGCCTAAGCCCCCGGTAGATCAGGTACGCCTTACCGTAGAATTTCTTGCGCCAAAGAACCGGCATGAGTTCAAAGATTCAGAAGGCAGCGACAGAGTACGCTACGACCGTATGTCGATCAACATGACTAAAAAGTTGAACGACCGGGCTAAGTATACTAAGCTCTTTAACAAGATGCGTGCAGGCCGGGATGATGTAATCCACATGGCACAAATGATCGATGTACCACTCCGGTTTGAAATATTCCATAATGAAGGTAAGAACAAGAAAGGCGAAGTTACTACTTACGCTAACCTGTGGGACAAAGACGGTGGTATGAATATAGGCGTGCCTAAGTTCCAGCCTGACCCGTTGTCAGACGTGTGGCAGGACATTCCTGTGCCGGAAGCTGTGTCGCCACTTAAGGTATTCTTCTACAATAATCCTACGAATGAGACGTGGGATAGCTTGTTCATTAATGGTGTTCGTGAAGTTAAGAACGGCGATCAAGTCGAAGAAGTATCTAAGAACTGGATACAGGAATTGATCGTGTCTGCGGTTAACTATTCGGGTTCTCGTATGGAAGCGTTCATTGAGGGCGTTACCGAAGAAGAAACTCCACTGACCGAAGAGGAAGCAAATGAAGCAAATGAAGCAAATGAAGTCGAAGAAGTGGTCGCCCCGCCTAAGAAGGTTGCTAAGGCTCCTGCGGCCAAGCCCGCAGCTAAGGTCAATACCAAACCAGCCGCTACTGTTTCCAAGGCAGTTACCACAGCCAGTAAGGGAGTGGAACCAAAGGCCGCAGCCAAAGGTGCAGTGAAGCCTAAACCAACTACCGCTGGACAGGATCAGCTTAAGGCTATGGGTCTTATCTAAATGCTAGTAAATGGAGTCGATCTCGACGGCCTGCTGGCCGAAGTCGCGCCAGAATGGAAGTACCCGGATGTAGTTCCGGGACGTACTGCACACATCGATGCGGACTTCTTAGCGTATCAGGTATCGTACGAGAAGGAAGACGATAACAAAACGCTTGATGATATGCAACATAATGCGGAGGTAGTTGTAGATCATCTTAAGCGAATGGCCGGAGCCGAGAATGTTCACATGCACCTTACGCCATCGCCATCAGATAAGGGAGGGCGATACGACCAAGCTCTGCAAAAACCCTATCAGGGCAACCGAACAGACAAGCCCAAGCCACGATACTTGCACATCATGCGAGACTGGCTTTCAAAGAAGTGGCAGGGCACGCAGCACTACCATTGCGAAGCCGACGACGGAATGTCTTCTGCGCAGTATGCCGCAATCGCAGCGGGAGACAAGAATAAGTCGGTCATCGTTACTAAAGACAAGGACTTGCGTATGGTTCCCGGACTGCATCTTGATTGGGCGACTGGACAGATCAGAGACTTCTCTGGATTTGGAGAAGTTGCGCTTAATGGAAAAGGGAAGCTTATGGGATTCGGCACCAAATGGTTTTGGGCGCAGATGCTCGTGGGTGATAGCGCAGATAATACACAAGGTCTTCCCTTGGTTCCCGGCATGGTGATGAATAAGATCAAGCCAACAGCGGCAACTCTGAAAGCTCAGGAGGTCATTAAGAACTTCAATGTTAATGGCGGCGACATGCGAAAGATGACGGACGCACTTGAAGTTCTGGGTAAACGGGAACCCGGTAAGTGCGGACCGGCCACTGCTGTACTGATGCTTAACCTTATGAGTACGAATAGGCAGGCTTTGATTGCCATAGAAAGCATGTATCGTATGATTGGTGAGACAGTAGGCTACAAAGATTATAGAAACGGCAATCACGTAGACTGGCTGTCAGTATTCAAATCGGAAGCACAGATGCACTGGATGCGTATCAACAAAGATGATCCTGAAGATGTTTTGGTATGGTTTAACACGATAAGGAACACTGAATGATGTACGAGGAATTAAAAAATGAAGTGTAGTTTCGGGTTTGCCGTATGTATACTCCTTGTGATATTGGCGAGCGCAGTAGTATTCTGATGAGGTTTGTGAACCTGAGGGTGAATGTCCCGTGGCTTGGATCAGAGATTGATCCGGCTACGGGCGAAGAGAAATCAACTCGTAACTGGTCACGCTTCCATTTCAAAGGGGAAGTAGATCGACGCCGGGTAAAGCGCGAAGTACGAAAAGGAATGTTCAAGATACTTGAACGAAAAATACGAACGGACGAACTTCTACTAGCAGTCCGTACACGGAGGTTAACACATGACGGACTTGATCCGGTTGACGCATTCGCAAATCGTTTTGGTGAAGAGAAAGCTCCTGACGAAGCAATTGGGCTTATGCCGTCTATGTTTGGCCCCGGTGGCGATGGCGGAGTCCGTTCTGGACCACGATCATCAGACGGGCCGGGTGCGGGCAGTCCTACATCAGAATTGCAACCACATGGAGGGCAGGATAGCGAACTCAGTGCGCAGAGCGCTGGCGTCCCGCTCCACGCTTTCCCCGGAAGCCTTTCTCAAGAGTGTTGCCTCGCTGTGGAAAGCGGAGCAATTGCCGGTACTACATCCGACGCATAAATTTCCAGACGAGAAGCATGAGCTTGTAAAAAAGCGTGCCCGTAGGCGATACGCAAAAAAGAAGGAGGCGAAGTGCCAGCAACAATCGAAGACCAACTCGACCTCGAAAGGACAATGCAAGACAAAGGTGTCGAGCGCTACAAATCGGCGCAGCGTAAAGCGGAGCAGGAAGGTAGAGGTTCCGATCTTGCGTACTCGCGCCGCTGGCTACAAGAGTTCATAGGACCGTCCATTGATGCCCTACAGGATAGCCTAGACAAATCTGGCTTCAGGTACAACGGTACAGCAAGGCGTCTTCTTAAGAGGGTGCCTGCTGACCGCGCTATGTTCATAGCTATGAAAGCTATGTTCAACGGCTTCACGCTGAATGATAGAATAGTTACGGTCGCCGGACGAATAGGACAGCACGTTGAAGACGAGATACGCTTTTCGCGCTTTCAGGAGATGCATAAGGACTACTACGACAAGATCATTGCAGACTTCAAGCGCAAGGGTACAAAAGACTATCGGTTCATGCATAGGGTTCTTACACATACTGCTAACAAAATGAACGATGGATGGAATACTTGGAAGCCTGCTGAGCGTGTTCAAGTAGGTACGATGCTACTTAATATCATTCTAGAGACGACGGACCTAGCAAAGAAGGTCGTACGCAGAGTGCGTAATAAGCACGACTCGTACCTAGTGCCAACAGAAAGCGCAAAGAAATGGATAAACGATCACGAAGAGATCAGCCAGTTCCTATGGCCCGACAAAATGCCTTGTATAATCCAACCGGACGACTGGACTGGATTATATCAGGGCGGCTACTACTCGCCGGGGTTACGGCAGACAACGCCCATGGTAAAGACATCAGGCAATTTGCAGAAAAAGTTGCTGGAAGCTGGCGACCTATCCTTGGTTTCGGAGACACTGAACAGTTTGCAGGCCGTATCTTGGCGGGTCAACTTGAACGTATTGAACATAGTGAGACAAGTATGGCGACAGAATTTAGGTACGGGTATGGTTCAGTCCGAGCCTTTTACTCCATCGCCAAATCCGCTAGGCAACATAAAGAAAGCGGACATGAATGAGCAACAGATTGCAATATTCATAGATTGGAAACGGGAGGCAGCCGAAGTTTACACGCTGGAAAAAGAGCGAGTTGCTCAGAGCTTCCAATTCTCGCGCGTACTAAGTATGGCTGATGCGTACGAGTCTAGAGCGTCTTTCTGGTTCGTATGGTATGCCGACTTCAGAGGAAGACTATACACGGCAACTGCGGGATTTTCTCCACAAGGCCCGGATGTTGCAAAGGGACTACTTGAATTTTCAACGCCTCTCCCCCTTGGAGCGGATGGACTATACTGGTTAAAGGTGCATGGAGCAAACAGATATGGATTTGATAAAACCAACTACAATGCCCGTGTTAGTTGGGTGGATGAAAGAGAAGATGAGTTCAGAAAAGCAGCCCGTGATCCTCTTAGGTTCCGGGAACTATGGGGTGCAGCCGATAAGCCTTGGCAGTTCCTTGCTTTCCTGTTTGAGTTCGAAGCAGTGTGCAGCCTGCGTGATCGGGGAGAAGACACGACTAGATTCAACTCTCACATACGAGTTGGCCTTGATGGAAGTTGCAATGGACTACAGAACTTCTCAGCCATGCTGCGCGACGAGCGCGGCGGACGAGCTACTAACCTTGTTCCCGGAGAACTCCCCTCAGACATCTATGCTGAAGTCGCCGGAGTTTGCTACACGAAGATTCTCGCTCTGCAAGCAACCGATGGCCTTGCATCACGATGGCTGGCCTTTTGTGATAAGTACGGGGAAGGAACAATCCCTAGAAGTCTTGCTAAGCGTCCAGTGATGACGCTACCGTACGGAGCTACGCGTAACTCATGTACGAAGTATATTTTCAAATCGATACTAGAGATTGATAAGAACTTCTTCGCGGACGGGAACTTTAGGGCTGCGATATGGTTGACGGATCATATGTGGTCTGCAATTGGAGAAGTAGTAGGGGCGGCGCACGAAGTAATGACGTGGCTGCAATCGGCAGCATCCGTTCTCGGTAAAGAGAATCTTCCGCTAGTCTGGACTACAGCAGACGGTTTCGTTGTTGTTCAGGCGTCCAGACACATAAAGACCAAGCAGATAGAGACGCAGCTTGATGGACGATTCAGACTGACCGTTGGTGAGTACTCAGACAAACTTAATGTAATGAAGCAGAGACAGGGAATAAGCCCTAACTTCGTACACAGCCAAGACGCTACCCACTTACGGTCAACCGTACGAGAGGCCGCAAGGCAGGGAATTACAAGCATTGACGTGATACATGATGACTTCGGTACACACGCCGGTAACACGGATAAGTTGCATGATATCATACGGGACACGTTTGTAGGTCTGTACGCCTCAGGGTGCCCACTAACGGCATTCAAGCATGAGCAGCCTATCCCCTTGATAGATATACCTAAAAAGGGTTCCTTGGACATACAACAGGTCCGAGAAAGCCTATACTTCTTCGGTTAATTCCTGACGATCCCTCTTACTTGGAAGATGGAGGACTATGCAAATGTCGTCATACAATGAGCTAACCCCAGAACGGGCGCTCCAAGAGGCGATCAAATTCATAGCACATAATCAACCGCTGCCGGAGGCTCTAAAAGAGTTTCTGGTGGCGAATGATTTGCATGACCAGATCGTTAATCCCGGCGTGATCGAGGCTGAAACATATGTTGCAGTATAAAGTGATCCCGCCTATTAGTGACGCGTTCTTCAAGGAACTCGACGCTACATTCAAATTCGCGGTGGAACATATCGCCATTGACGCCACACTGTCCGATATACAGAGACACGTGGGACAACGTCAAGTAGTCGAGTGGTGCCGCCAGCACATACGAACCGCACAGGTACAGGGGATGACGGACCCCATAGTTAAGCCGTCATGAGAACCATCGTGCCAAGCGATGCAACCTCTATAGTAGATATGCTACGCCTTCTCCGACAGGAAAGTCCCACGTACAACCATGTGGACGACGATCCTGAGTGGGTTGAAGGAAACCTCAAGCTCCTGCTTGAGGCCGAAGCCCTGACGGGCGTCATTGAACCGAATAAAGGTTTCATGATAGGAGCAATCGCAGACACTTGGTATTCCAAGATAGTACACGCTACAGAACAGCTACTCTACATAGACCCGGACTTCCGGGGCGGTATGCTCGCTGTGCGCCTTATCAAATCTTTCGAGGCTCTCGCACGCGCGGGAAACGCGGTAGATGTACACGCGGGCGCAACAACAGGTATGCAGGACGAACGCACTCGCGCGTTGTACATGAGACTTGGATATGAATTACATGGTCTAACGTTAAGGAAAAAATTATAATGTGTGACCCCATGACACTTTTGATGGGGCTTGCGTCTGTCGCTGGCCCTTTACTTTCAAAACCGCCAAAACCGCCAGCGGCAGTAGTGCCCGCAGCACCCGCCCCAAATTCTCGTAATCCCGGAGCCACTGTACGAATAGGTACAGGAGCTTTGGACAAACGCAGCGATGCAGGCGTAGGGCGCGACGTTAACTTCGTTGAAAAGCGAAAAGCTGGTCAGTCACTAGGTGGATTAGGGCGGTCGGGATTGGCATTATAATGTGTCCCAACACTCCCCTCAGTATGCAAGCCCTTATGATAGGGCAGGGCGTAGGTAGAGGCGGTATGCCCCGATCTGGTAAGCCTTTCCGAGAGCGGATGGGTCCGCCATCAAAGAACGTTGAAGACAGGCGTGCTGAGACTAGCGTTATGGGTGTAGATGATGATATACTCTCTATACTGTTTCCACCGGGATCAGATATGCCCGACTAATAAAGGAATACAATTATGTGCCCAAACATTTTATCACCGCTCACGAAACTGTTCGGTGCCAAGAAACAGGAGTCAGCCCCCGTGCCTGCTCGCGCAGCGCCGTTAGCATTTCAATCGGATGCACAAATACTCGGCGGCTCAGTAGACGGCTCAGTAGACGGCGACGCGGGTAAAATTCGTCTCGGCGGTAAGAAGAAGAAGACCGTTCGCGGTCTTCCGGGCTTAGGCTTGTAACATGGAACTCGTAGTTACAGCAAAGGTTAACCTAAAGCAGGAATGGACCGAACGACACGTTGATCGTATGTCTGTTCTTACGCGTGCTGAAGAGTACGCCGAATGGACATTGCCTTCGTTGTTTCCACGGGGCAATGTAAAAACCGAGACACTTGAGATGCAGAATGCTAAAGATAGCCTCGGCGCTCAGGGAACAAACCATCTGTCGAACCGGGTTGTGGATGTAATGTATCCGGCCCCACCCCGTACGTTCTTCCGTCTTGAGCTTGACGCTAAGATGAAGAAGATCGCTACGGCTGCCCTCGCCGCCAAGACTGGCAGTATAGACAGCGCCTCTAGAGAAGTCGGCAAGGCGATGACTGAGCTTGAAGAACTTCTTTCTGATACTGAGAAGGAGGCTATCAAGCTTCAGGACGGTCTTATGTATCGGCCTATGGCAATTCAGACTGCAAAGCTCTTGATCGTCACGGGTAACGCAATGCCGTTCCACCCCCCGGATAACAAGCCTGTTCAAGTTTATTCTATGCGCGACTACGTTGTGCAGAGGGACATGAGCGGCGAAGTTATTCTAATCATGACTCACGACATGAAAGCGTTTGAGACATTCAATCCGAGTGTTCAAGCGCAGTTACGCCTTATTAAGCGTCGTGACACTACAGCATACGTTGACAAGACGGACGTGCATATCTACACGAAGATCGTACTTGAGAACGATGGCAAGTTCCATGTGTATCAGCAAGCAGATGAAATACTGCTGGACACTGCGGACGCGTCATACCCAAAGGACTCTCTTCCATGGATGCCGTTAACTTGGAACCTTATTCGTGGTGAAAACTACGGACGCGGTCTTGTCGAGGAATACAGCGGTGCGTTCCACGCACTGAATGTGCTCACAGGGGCACTCCAAAACATTGCTGCGGTAATGGGCGACATAAAGATTTTCGCCGACCCTGCATCGACAGTAGATGTTGCAGAAGTAAATAAATCCCCTCCCGGATCGTATCACAGCGGACGCGAGGGAGACATATTCGTACTACAGCTTGACAAGTTGAATGACGCACAGTTCATTGCAACTATGGTTGCTAGGTACGAGAAAATGATATCGCAGGCGTTTCTGCTGGCCTCAGCCGCAGTGCGTCAAGCCGAAAGAGTTACAGCAGAAGAGATTAGAGCACAAGCTCAAGAGCTAGAAACATCCCATGGTGGTATCTACTCACGTCTAGCTGCGCAGTGGCAACGACCGACTGCTCTATTGTTATTGGCCGCAATCAATTTCAATGGTGCCGCCCTCGGCGTTATGCCCAGAGTCATTACAGGAATGGAAAGTCTATCACGCTTAGGCGAGTTAGATGCATTACGAATGTTCTTTATGGACTTAGCAATGCTGAACAACATTCCCGAAGACGTACGCGCCGTACTACACATCCCACGTTTGATGACAGTACTCGGAACAGCGCGTCAAGTTGACTATAAGAAATTCGTTAAGACCGACACCGAACTACAGGATGACCAAGCGCGATTGATGGCCCAACAACAGGCTATGATCGAAGCGCAGGAGCGGGCCAAGACTGGCACGGCTGTAGCAACACAGGTAGCCAAGGAAAGCTAATCGCATGACCGAACAAGTTACACCTATTGTAGTAGTAGACCCCGCACTAGCCGCAATCGCAGCGCTCGCCGCAGAAAAGGGCGGTAAGCTCGACTCCGGTATCCCTAAGGTTCCCGCATCAACTGCCAACGTGAAGCCGCCTAAAGGCGATCTCGACGAGACGCATTCGGATGTCGAGGAAACTCCTGCCGCCAAGAAAGCTAACGCTCTCAAAGCCGCAGAAGTCGCAACAGCCGCCGCTAAGGAAGCCGAAGACGCACTCGCAGGAGAGCGTGAAGAGTGGGACGGTAAGTACGTCAAGATAGATCACCCCGGCGCACAGGCCGCAATTGATCTGCTGGCAGAATCAAACGTCGATCCTAAAGTCGCCAACGAAATCTTCGCGGAAGCGTTGAAGACGGGTGACGTTACCAAAGTGAAATGGGCTGATCTCGAAAAGCTCATAGGTCCGGCAAAGACCACGTTGGTAAAAAGCGGGGTTACGCAGTACAATGCAGAAGTCGTATCCAAGAATCTGGCTACGGTTAATGCTGCGTACGAGATCGTGGGTGGCGAGGAGAATTGGAAAGCCGTACGCACTTGGGCACAGGCGCAGGAGAAAGCCGATAAGGGTTTCGCCGCACTTATGCCAGAGTACCGCAATGCGCTGGAACTTGGCGGATGGGCCGCTAAGAAAGCCGTCGAAGCACTTAAGGAAGCCTATAACAAGGCACCGAACACAAAGGGCCTCGGCGTAACTAAGCTTGTTCAGGGCGAAACAGTTGCGGCCATCGGTGGTGAAACCATCGGGAAGGCTGAATATCTCAAACAGATGAAGGCGCTCCACGAGAGCAACGCACCGTCAACGACGATAAATGCGCTTCGTCTTCGTCGTCTCCAATCACGCAACGCTGGTATTAATTAGCAGCGGGGCATAATTCTAAAAGGAAAACAAAATGTCAGAATATGGTATTCAGGGCAACGAGAACCTCTCGGACCTTGATCGCGATCTAATGATCGAAGAGTACGGCGGTGAAGTTGAAAGCCAGTTCAAAGCTTCTTCTATCATGCGCCAGTACGCCAAAATTCGGCCCGTTCGCGGAACCGACACCATTGTTAATAACCGCGTAGGTCGTACCACGCTGAAGAAGCTCACCCCCGGTGTGCGTCCTGATGCTGATTCGACTCCGTTCGGTAAGGTCACGCTGACCGTTGACACTGTTGTATTGGCCCGCGACACGCGGTCCATGCTGAACGAGTTCCAGACGCATTTCGATGCTCGTATGGAAATTGGTCAGGACCACGGTAAAGAAATCGGCTTCTTCTTCGATCAGGCGTTCATCATCATGACCCTGAAGGGCGCAGCGGCTTCGGCTCCTGTTCTCGGCGACGGCACGGCTGCTAAGCAGTCTATCGGTGCGGGCAAGATTGTAAACTTGTCGGCTGCTGGTGACGAAGACGATCCAGACAAACTCGCTGCGGCTATCATCTCTATCATCGTTCAGATGGAAGAAGCTGAAATCCCAACGAACGAGTTGGTAGTTATGGTACGTCCGACCAAGTATCAGACCCTCTTGAATAACAACAAACTCACGTCTCGTGAGTACAGCGCCGGAAACGGTGATGTTGCCAAGGGCGTAATCTACGAGATCAACGGTGTACGCATCGTTAAGACTGCTCGTATCCCAGAAGCGGCTATTGTTGGGCATTTCTTGTCTAACACGTCGAACGCCAACGCGTATGATGTATCCGCAACGGATGCAAAAGCCGTAGCTGTCATCATGCATCCAAAGTCTCTCTTGGCTGGTGAAACCATTCCTCTGACTTCAGACGTATGGTTCAACAAAGAAGAGAAGGCTTGGTTCATCGACAGCTTCCTCGCATTCGGCGTCTCGGTTAATCGCCCTGACGTTTGCGGCGTGGTTCGTAAGTTCTAAGACCAGCAGTCACATCTACAATAGAGGGGTCGGCCATCCGGTCGACCCCTTTTTGCCTCAGGAGCAATCATGATTACTAAATTAGACATCGTGAATCACATGCTGCGTACCACGGGTATTCAGAAGGTGAATACGTTAGAAACACAAGATGAAGACGTAGTGCAGACTGAGAGCGCCCTCGATAGCTCAAACGTGGACTTCCAATCTAAGGGATGGTGGTTCAATAAAGAATACAATCTAGCACTCGTTCAAAATAACTCAGGCGAGATAATTCTCCCGCAAGGTTATCTTGAGGTCATAGTATCCGCAACGTCGCTACAAACTATGACGCCCCTTAATAAGTCTCGGTATGCCCCACGCGGCAACAAACTGTACGACTCAGTAGCGCACTCATTCAACATAGGGCAGACATTGTACGTTGATATAGTGACACAAGTCGCTATCGAAGACATGCCTGCCGTAGCATCAACGTATCTAAAACATCTCGCAGCATTCGACTTCTTCGTTGATGATGAGGGAGATCATATAAAAGCCAAAGAGCTAGAAAAGCGCATGAGCAAGGCGTGGGGCTTTCTACAAGCCGCGCAGCTAAAGGCCATAGCGACGAATGCTCTGGATAGCCCGTTCGCGGCACAGCTTAATCACCGCATTCGTCAATCAGGTACAGCAACGAATCCTAACTGGCCGGGAGGCAGAGTAGTCTAATGAAAGTTGATGGATCACTAAAGAGCCTCTTGCAAGGGGTTTCACAGCAGCCGCCTCGCGATAGGCTTCCCGGTCAATCGACCGCTCAGGAGAACATGAGTTCTGATCCTATATCGGGTCTAACGGATCGTCCGCCGACAGACTTAGTTGCGGCTCTGTTTACCAGCGATAACGTGCGCGGTATGCATAAGTTTAAGACAAAAGATGGAAACAAGTTTCTACTGTCTGTGCATGACAACGCGATTTTCGTAGATGACTTGAACGGAACGCCGTTTGTTATAAACGTTACTGCACCTGCAAACGACTACGTGACTACGGCTGGCGAGCTTAAGTTCGCAACCGTGGAAAACGATACATACATCATAAACAGGTCCGTCGCCGTCGCTATGAAAGCTGACGTTAAGGTTTACACTAATCGCGGAGCGGGTTCAAAACCGCAGGGTATCATACAGATACTCGGTGGCGAGTACGGCTCGGCTGTTGCTATAACGATGAACGGCACTCTAATAGCTAAGTACACGCCGCCTGACGGATCAGTTGCAGACCACTCCACTAAAGTAAGAACGACGTACATAGCGGAACAACTCGCAGCGTTGCTCGTTACTACCGTAAACTCGACAGGCCCTATGGCCAACGAGGCGCGGTATGGTATCAGCGCCTTGGCGGGCGTTGACTGGACGGTTACTCGTTTCGAAGATGTTATACACATACAAGATAACCGTGTTGGCAGTGGATCAGACGCAGTGATATTCACACTGGCTATATCCGACGACAGAGGAAACGTTAACGCGAAAGCGAACACAACCACTGTACCAGATACGTCCGATTTACCGCGGATTGCGCCGCAAGGCTACGCTATGCGTGTCGCAACAGAAACGGACCCGGAAGAGGATTTGTGGGTACAGTTCCAGATCGACAGCAATCCGGCAGTAGGGGCGGGCTTTGGCCTTCCCGGTGCATGGGTCGAGACTGTAGCACCCGGCGTGCCGTACAAGCTTAACTTGGCGACTATGCCGCATATATTAGAGTACGACCCAAACACGCAGGCGTTTACCTTTTCACAGGGCGCTTGGGAGGATCGGGCAGTTGGTACTTTGGTTTCAAACCCAAATCCGTCGTTCGTCGGCAATCCTATAAACGATATAAGCACGTTTCAATCACGGCTGCTTATTCTGTCAAGTTCTTTCGTTATTCTATCACGCACACATCGTCCTCTCGACTTCTGGCTAGGCTCTGCCTCGGCGTTAGTCGATGACGATGCAATCGACATAAGCTCTACAGCACTTGAAGCTAGTGTTATGACACATGCTGTGCCGCACAACCGCGACATGGTAGTGTTTTCGGCAAGTGGTCAGTTCTCTATGTTCGGAAGGGCGGCGATAACTCCTAAGAACGCGGCACTCGTATTAACTACCGCGTTCGAAAGTCTGCTATCTGCCGCGCCTGTACCAGCGGGACGTAATTTATTCTTCGCAACCAGCTTTGGCCGGTTCTCAGGAATGCGCGAGTTCTACGCTGAAGGCGGAACGGATATCAACGACACGCGTCCTATAACGCAGCACATTAAGCGGTACATTCTTGGTTCGGCGATACGCCTAGTGGCTTCGTCTAACTACGATGTACTCGTGGTGCATACAGATGTCTCGCAAGAGGATATGTATGTGTACCAGTACATCTGGGCAGATAACGAAAAGGTTCAAAGTTCGTGGTCTAGATGGAGTTTTCATCTGCCTGTGCAGTTCAGTTTCTTCGACGAGGATTTATTCTACGTCGTGTTGAGACAGACGCTAGGCGGTGCGGAAAACGAGTACATACTTATTCGTATGCCACTCGATGTTATAGAAAGCACGGAGCTAGAGTTTCCTATAAAGTTAGATGCACGGTTCGATGTACTGGCAGTGAATACGCAGTTCATACTTCCTATAGACACTCTGTCTAATCATCAGATAGTAGTCGTACAGGGCGCGGGCTGTCCAAATCCCGGAATGCAGGCTCCTATATCCAGTATAGTGCTAAACGCTGGAAATTGGATTGTGACTCTGGATAACGATATGCTAGGCGGTGATATAGTCGCGGGCGTACCTTACAACCGAGAATATCAGCCGACGATGCCGCTCGTTAAAGACGCAGACGGTGTTGTTGTCGGTAACGCGAAGTTACGAGCAAAGAACTTCACCGTAGCGTTGTCGGAAACCGGATACATCGCTGGCCAGAGGCTAAGCGTGCACGGCGACGGGCCTGTAAAAGAATTTCAGGGCCGGTTAGTGGGCGCGGCTGACAGCCTAGTAGGTGTACCGTCTCTGTACACCGGGCCGTTTGCAATACCGTTCCGCAAGGAAGTGCGTGCAGCATCATTCAAACTATTCAGCGATAGTTACCTCCCTCTAACGATCTTAGACATCGAATGGGGCGGGCAGTACAATAAACGCGGTCGCAGGATCGCAGGAAATGGAGCTTAATAATGTGGACATCTCAAATGATGAGCCAAGGCTTTGGTTCTGCTATGTCCCAAATAGGCGGTTTTATCGCGAAGTCAAAGCAGGCGAAATCCGATAAGCTTTGGCAGAAGTACAACAATGCAATGGTGCGGCTGCAAGACGGGCTGAATCAGAACGTGCTTACCACGAATGAGAACATAGCACGAGAGGCGGCGTTAGAGCAGCGGTTCGCTATACGGCGATCCGAGTACACTGTACTTGCGTCCGCTAACGTGGCGGCGGCAGCATCCGGAACAGTCGGGCGCTCCGTAACTCATACAATGAACGACATAAAACGTAACGCCGCACGAGCAGACGCTCAGGTGTCGCAGGACTTTGAGATGCAGAAATTGCAGATCACGAACCAGCGAGTTCAAAGTGGTATGCAGGCACAGATGAGTCTCGATCTAAGAAAAATAACAGGTCCGTCACCAATCGCTCTCGCATTAGGATTGGCTGGATCATTTCAAGAAATGAATGGATAAGGAGCCGCAATGGCCGAACGTAAAGAAGTAGGCGATCCGCTCGCTCCTAACCCATTGGGTAATCCGTCCGTGCGTCAGCTTGGTCAGATGGGGATAAATAACCCCCGTCAATCAGGCGGCACGGACTGGATCGATGGACAGATGGAGATACAGAACGCTATAGGGCGTCTATCTCAGGCAGTTGGTAAAGCTGCGGACGCTAAGAACGACGACGACATAACTGAGGGTAGACTTCAGTATCTTCGCGGCGTTAAGCAAGACGAGATTTATCGTACGGGTAACAAGTACAACCAGCAGGGCTGGCAGTCGCTTAACAGCGCCTCGCAAGCTAACGACTTTGTTCTTACTGAACAACAGCGTTTGCAGGATGGAGATTACAGGCTTGACCCGGACGAGTATAACGCACAACTTATGCAGCGTAGATCGGACCGGCTCAGCGAGCTTCCGGATGACCCCGCTGTGCGTAAGCTGTTCGTACAACAGTTTGATGCCACATCCGGGCCGCTTATTGAAGCGCAAGTTGAGGCGCATAACAAGTGGAATAAAGATCGGACGGGTACGGAGTTTCATAATCTCCTTTTCAGTACTCCGAAGACAGACCCTAACGCTCACCGTGTCATGCCGGGGAGTGACCTCCGCGTCTCGCCGGGTATAGTCTCGAAGCCAATCAAAGTGTCGGCTTACGACCGTGACGTTGGCATTCGTACTCTGCTTGGCGAGGCAGGGATGGAGGGCGACAACGGCATGGCCGCTGTTGCACACACGCTTAAGAACAGGGCGCATTCGTCGTACCGTGGAAAGAACTCTATCGCAGGCGTAGCGCTTGACGAAGCTCAGTTCTCTACATGGAACAAAGGCCCCGGTGGTAACGGACCAGAAAGATACTCTGCTACCTCCAACGCGTATAAGCGTGCGGGTCAGGTTTTCGACAGTGTTATGGCCGGACGTGTACAAGATATGACTGGCGGGCACTTAAACTACTTCTCTCCGCTCGGTATGGATAAGCTTGTGGCGGAAGGATCGCAATCGAATAGAACGCCTCAGGGATACAAAGGCGTCGGGCTTAAGCTCGGCGGCCATGTGTTCTGGGGCGATAAGGTAGCAAGTGCTAACACCACAATGACTGGTGTAAGTTCCGGCGCTATTGGCGGCGAGGATGTTATTGTACCTCCCGGATCAAATCCTGAGGATGTACGAGCCGAACTCGGAATCGGCGCAGGGCCAGAGGCTCCGCCTATGTCGGCGTCTCTCGATATACTACTAAACTCCACCGTTCTTCCGGATGAAGACAAGGCTGTTATTGCAGCAAACGGTATGATCGATGATCTCTCGCGCGGTGACGACACTTCGTTCACTGAGCTTGGGGGCATTGGCACATTGCAGCAGCTAGGACTCGATCCGCAGAACATCCAGAAGGTCGAAGAGGCGTACAATAAATTCAAGTCTAAGAGTGCCGATGAATTTAACATCGCGCATGAGACTAAACTTGATGGTATAATGCAGCGCGTTAAGCGCGGCGAGATAACCCCACAGGAAGCTGGCGAAGAACTAAAGCCAATGATCGACGGCGCTACAATGACCAACGATCAGGCGCGTTCGCTACAGCACGCGTACTTCAATGCAGCACGCGAGGGCGATGATAAGTTCATAGAGAACCCGGATTTGCAGGTAGCACTGGCGAACATACAGATAGCGCTAGGACAAGATGATGCACTTACGGGCGGTACTACACTTCCGGACGCTATTGCGGCAGCGCAGGCACTCGGTAAACAGTACGGTATTCCGGCAGATAAGATGGCCACGACTGTAGGGCAGCTTGTAGAGATCGCGAAATCTAAGAAGCAAAAGGCTCAGGCCGACATGCTTAAGAACGCAGAGATATACAGGAAGAATCAATCGCAGTCACGCGCAGCTAATACTGCAATAGCCAACGGCTACGGTATCGCTGAGCTATCAGGGACCATTGCGGTGGATGTCGGCGGTGTACAGACGGATATCCCTCTAAAGCAGTATGCTATCGATCAGATAAAGCAGTCCGTTATCAACGAGGCTAAGCGTAAGGTCGGTCGCGGCGGTGGTACGGATGAGATGAGCATGGCGGATGCTAGTGTGTGGGCTGATCGTGAGATACATCGCAGGCTGAAGAAGCAGGCGGTAGTTGATGAACAACAGAAGACGATGGTGACTGCGGCCTTAGGTGGAGCAGTCGTAGGCGCTGGCGGTAAGATTACCGAAGACGCTAAGATCGCCGCTGAGTGGTTCGTCACGATGGCTAAAGACAGTTCAGTGGGTCTTGAGTATGCGTCACAGTACCTCGGCAACGGGGATGCTAGGGCGCTGGCTTTAGAAGTCAATGCGAACATGCAGGGCGGCTTGTCACTGGAAGATCAAATCTTCAGTGCGAACGCTCGGCTGACAAAAGAATACAAGGCTGATGATAACGAGAAGTTCATCACGCGCAAGCGGGTTGAAGAGAAGGTTGCTGAGACAGTTGCTACGATCACGGACACATCGTCTGTGCAGTGGCAGGGCTGGATCGCAAACACTACAGGCATTGGTAAGCTGGATGCGGTGAACCCGGATTTAATCTCCGCAAATAGTGCGGCGATTGCACAGCGTTTGGAAACCCATGCTCGTACTATGAAACGTAATCATCCGCAAATCAGTGAGCAGGCCGCAATTGACGGTGCTATGGCTGATACATCGAATGAAGGTATCCTACTTGGCGGCCAAATTTACTTTGGCGATACCAAGAGAGGAACACGTCTGGATCAGGTGATGCAGACGCCCGGTGACAAAATGGGACCGCAGAAAGCGCTGTCGCACTATGTCGAGAAGTATTACAGCGGAATGCTGGGTACTTCTGAGGATGGCCGGGCTGTCCTTGCTGCTCATGACGAAAGCTGGTGGGAAACCACGAAGCGCGTGACGGGTGGCGTTTACGATGTCGCTACAGCGGCGCTTAACGCGCCTGTGGTTGGCGGCTATGATCAAGCTATGGGTCAGACCATGAAGGGCATGGATGCTCTCAGTGGTGCTCCACAGCTACCGTATTACGTTACCATGGATGAGCGCACTTACACCGCGCAGATTTCCTTTTACGATCCTGAGACAAAAATGACCCTAATCACAAAGAAGGTCGATCTCAGGGAAGTCGGTAAGGTCTGGAAGTCTGATACGCAGAACGATGTATCCTTGTTTGGACGCATCACCAACAGCGTATTGAGAACACTGACTACCGACGAGACGGAATAAACTCAACGGGCGGGGCTTCGGCTCCGCCCATTTTAGAGGTACAGATGATTGAAGATCAAGAAGACAAGGTAGTCGCGCCTGTGATCCCCGAAAAGATACCGGGTCTCATCGAAGAGGACTTTACACAACCACGTATCTACCAAGGCTACGAAACTGCTGGCGACACCGCCCGCAAAAAAGCCAAGGCAGAAGATCACAACTCGGTACTCGGAAACATGCACGATGCGTTCGTCTCAGGCGACAACTTCGGTGCAAGTGTCTATGGTGCTTTGAGTGACGCCGACGAGGGCGGACCTGTAGACCCCACATGGAGGGGTGCTCGTGCAATTTCTTGGGCTGATGCAAATCCGCAAATCCCACTCGAACAACGCTGGCGCTATCTTAGCGCGAGCAATGAGAAGCACGCCGAACTTATTTTAGATCGTGCTACTCGAAACCAACAGTTACAAGCTGAGCTTGAAATCCGTGATGGTATGTCACCCGCTATTTCAAGCTTCCTCGCTTCAGTCGTAGACATCGACATTCCAATCGCTATCGCAGGCGGTGCTCTCTCCAAGGGAGGTCGTATGCTCGCTACTCTCACGAAGGCACAGAAGTTCCTACGCGTCATTGATCCGCCTCGGCTGGCTCGCGGCGCTATAGGTGGTGGTGCGACGTTCGGCTCGGTGGGCGCAATCAACTATGCGACCGATCCTAACGCAGAGTGGGCCGTAGTGCCTACCATGGGTGTACTCGGTGCAGCAATCGGTCTCATCGTTCCCGGTGGTGGCAAGATCGCAAAGCAGATGTCTGACGCCAATAAGAAGACCATGGATCACGTAGCGCAGGCTATAGATGAGCCTGTGGACTATCTGAAGCGTAACCCGGCTGGTGATGCCTTCGGCTTCCACGAACGCGCTCTCGCTGAGCGGGAAGCCTACGATGAGGCTATCGCCAATCCTCCGCTGAATGCGGACGGCACGCCTATGAAGATCGAACCTAAGATGCCGTTCGCGGTAGCTGTGGATAAGATCGAAGCATCTCCTATTGATGCAGATGATCTTGCTGGCTCGACAGTTGGTTCTAAACAGTTTCAGGGAGTGACCGAAGGTATCGGCCTCTCTAACCTCACTGCCCCGCAACAGGCGATCATCGCCAAGGCGAAGCAGGAACTCGGTGCCTCTGGTGCTGAAGTTCAGATGTACGATGATGTCGTGCAGATGGAAAAGAAATATGGGAAGGTCGGCGTTGCCGCTTCCAGACTTAAAGACGCCATGCAGTCTACGTGGGTTCAATCGAACTTCCACAAACTGTTCAGGCCGAACTCCGCAGTAGCCAAGCTACTTGCAACGAAGATGTACACGAACCCGGAGGGGATCATTCGAAACCAGAACGCTGCTGATGCCATGATGCGTCAGTACGAATGGGATATTCTGACCCAACTCACTCCGTTTCATGATGGCTTCACACAATTCGTAAAAGATACTTATCCGGCTGCCGGTCACTTTGAGAAATTCAAAAACCAGCTATCGCATCGTGACGCGTATCATCGTGAAGTACTGGCCGAAGGTCAGGCACGCATGTATGATCCTCCCGGCACAGTGCGGAACATTCCGAAGTACATCAAGGATGCTGCTGATGCTCGTGACGCCTTCTGGCGCAAAGAGATCGAGCAGGCCAATGGTCTACATGGCGAGAGTGCTCGCTTCGGATGGAAGGGTATCAGAGAACGGGCAGGCTACTCTCCGCAGCAGCTCAACGCGAATAAGGTCAACAAGGTTCTCACGGACCTGAATGCCCGGTTCGGTAAGAACTCGCGCAAGATGCTCAACACGATTATCGCTAAGGCGTATATGGCCGCTGACCCGAACATCGCATTGAAAGATGCAATGATCTGGGGCACAGCAACCGTTGATAATGCTCTACTCAAAGACACCGCAGGCAGTACGAACTTGGTCGGCATCCTCATGGATGGTGGACCTGAGGCGCTGTTTAAGGTGCTTGAGCGCAACGGCGTTTCAAAGAATGAAGCCAACCGGTTGATCGATACACTGATCAATCGCGGTAAAGAGAAGGGCAGAGAAGGGCACCTGAAGCGCAGGCTTGACATCGACCTGAGAGGGACGATTGATGGCGTGCATATGATGGACCTGTTCGACACTGACCTTCTGCAACAGCATAACCGGCGTGGCCGTCAGTCCGCTGGTATGGCCGCTATGGCGCGTATCGGCATTGACAGCCGCAAGTCTATGAACGAGATGAAGGACACTATCCTTGCTGAACAGCAAGCGAGGGGGCGTCCTGTAGCTCGAGCAACTGTTGGAGAGAAGGTTGAGGACTTCCTCGACGCTCCGCAAGAGATCACAGGCGACGACATCGATGCTATGTTCTCTTACTTTACTGGTGATCCTATCACTGGTGGTATGTCTCCTGCCTATTCACGCATCCGCAAGATTACGGGCCTGTCGCTGCTCAATCAGCTAGGTCTTACATCAGCGGGCGAGTTTGGTGTGCTGTGGTCTGCCTATGGCATGACGCACTTCCTTAATGAACTCCCGGCTGCTATCAAGCAGGCGTGGAAGGATAAGGGATCGCCATTGGTTGAAGACTTGCATCGCGTTGGTATGATGGTTCCTGAAGAACGCTTGCGCCCCGATGGTGGGCAGTATGAGCTAGATCGTCTGAACATTTCTGACGTGCAAGACTTTGCACAGAAGGTTGACAACGGTCTTAATCAGGCGTTACATCTACAGGCGAAGCTATCAGGCTTCAATCTCGTTCGTCGCGTGCAACAGAACATGGCAGCGCATCTCTTCACCGCAAGGTTGTTTGAGGGCGTCCGTGGTAAGGCTGTGACTACTCGTACACCTTTCAGTCCAGAACGGCTGAGAGACATTGGCGTTGAAAGCGCAAATGATACCGCCCGGATTAATCGTATGGCTCAGGCCGCTACCTTTGATGCCAGTGGCCGATTTGAGAAGATTGATTTCTCTCAATGGACGGATCAGGATATGCAATGGTACAAGCGTAGGCTTTACAACGCTGTTGATAAGTACGTGCATCTGGCTCGCGCCGGAGAGACATCGTACTGGTTCCACAAAGACGGGCTGGCGTCCCTGTTCTTCCATCTCAAGAGCTTCCCGCTCACGGCGATGGCGAAGCAGGCGTATCGCAATGCTCGTATTGGTGACGAAGAGGCTGTACACGCGTTCCTGTTCGGCCTTGCTACATCTGGCATGATCTATGGAGCGAGGCAAGTTATCAACGGTCGGCCAGAGAACCTAGAACCTATGCGGCTCGTAGAGGGTGCACTGAATTACTCTAACTTCACAGGTTGGGGAATGATGTGGTCAAATCCTCTCATGCAATTGATGGGCGTGGATGCTGGCGACAACGGACGTGGTAGTGACGGTATCTTCGCGGTGCCCGCAGCCTTCAGTGTGCTGCAACGCTTGAGCGACATCCCCGGTATCCCCGGAAGGACGCTGCTCAACGGCGGGTACACCAACAGAGACATTCGTGCGCTACAGGCAATGCCTATAGTCGGAAACATATACGGTGCGCCGGTTATCTGGAACGCACTGAAGCCGAATCATAACGCGCCGCTTAAGGCGAAGAAAGTAATAACAGAAGACTTGGCACCAGAGGAAACTCTTACGCCGGACTTCACACGACCTAAATAAAAACCCTACGCTGATTAGGAGGCGACATGCCACAAGATTATATTGATGCAGTCGGCGACGGCGTGACTACGGTGTTTCCGCTTAACTTTGCGGACGGGTTCATCGCGCATAGGTTTTTACGGGTGTGGGTCGGGGATGAAATACTCCCCGCCCCGTACACTCCCGGTGGACCGGCGCTACAGGGTACACCAAATTATCGTGCCTTTGAATTTGCAACCTCGCTGAGTATACATGTATTCGGCCCGGTGCCCGCTGTAGGCGAGCGCGTACGTATTATCCGTATACTGCCGAATCAGGTTCTCGTCTCTGGCTGGTACATTGGTCTAGACGGGGCAGTAGGTCCGGGCGTTCCCGTTGGTGGAACAGTCGGTCAAGTGCTCACTAAACTAGACAGTGTGAATTACAACGCTGAGTGGGCAAATCCTGCCCCCGCGTCTGTAGCAGACGGCGACAAGGGCGATGTAGTAGTTTCGGCAGGCGGCACAGTGTGGACACTAGATGCTGCCGTAGTTGCGAGTTTTGCATCGGCGTCACATACACATCCCTTTTCTTCTATAACGTCTACGCCAACAACGATTTCGGGCTACGGCATTACAGATTTCAATTCTTTAGGAGACGCGCGGTGGGCTTTGCTTGGACACGTCCACGCCTTCTCATCACTTACAGGCACTCCGACAACAGTCGCGGGTTACGGAATTACAGATTTCAATTCGCTCGGCGACGCACGATGGTCCTTAACAGGTCACGTGCACGTAGCAGCGAACATCACCGACTTTAACGCTGCCGCAGACGCACGCGTAAGCGCGGGGATTTCGTCGCATGAGGCGGCGGGTGATCCGCATCCGCAGTATATGACACAAACCGAGGCCGACGCATTATACTCTGTACTCGCACATACACACTCGTTTGCATCACTTACTGCCAAACCCACCACGATAGCAGGATACGGTATAACAGATTTCAATTCACTCGGGGATGCTAGGTGGAGCCTTCTGGCCCATACGCACTCTGGTTTGGCCCCTGCTGGTGGAAGTACCGGACAGGTACTTAAAAAGATCAACAACACCGACTATAATTATAGTTGGCAGGCCGACGCTACAGGCGGCGGCAGCGTGTTTGTGGCTACCAGTGTGACTGTGTTGAACAATAGTATTGAACATACTCAGAATATCGTGGATGCCTCAGTAGTATCCACAAGTGTCATTGAACTTAAATACGGAATTTACGCGGACACAGACGAGAATGATCCCGAACTTTTGGATATCGTAACAATGTACGCCAAACCCC